AGTTTAAGTGTTCTACTGCCAGCCATTACTTATCCCACTCTTTCAATATCTTGGAAAATGCTTCTTGCCATTTCTTAATTAATTCAGGCTGAATCTTACGAAGGGTTGGGTAGATAAAGTAGCCAGCGTTTCCGCGACCTTTGCTTGGTGTTCTTCTCGGGAACTGACGCAAGCGATTAGATCCAAATTCATAACCTGCCCAGAGTTTTTGTGTGCTACCGCCACCAGAAAAGCGCTGACTTGCGAAGCCGTAAGAGAACTCTCCGATTTTTGAACTGGCCGAAACTTTAACGCCTGTTGCAATTCTTCTAACTGCTTCTTGACCAAATGTCCTTGTGAGTGCATAGGCTTTGATTTCGTTTGCTGCATAAGTAGCCAGCGCGCTAGATTCTTGTTTAGCTTGGCTAACGGCTTCATCATCCATCGCTTTGAAAGCGGTAATGATTGAGCGGAGCTCGCGCTTGTCGTAGCTGATTGGTAACTCATCTGCCACCGTTACGCTCCTTTAATATCTCTATCGCCGTTAGGACTTGGTCGATGTCTGTCCAGTAAGTCATCGGTATCCCAGTTGCTATCGCTATCTCGACTATTAGTCGGTTGATGCTTCCGGGCTCGTAACTTTTGGGCTTTCATCTCCAATCGTCATCTCTTCAACTGTTAGCTCCCAAATCTCTTGAGGTTTGGTTGGCTTTCCAGCTGCTTCGCGCTTATACGCAAAGTAAGCAAGATCTAAGAAGTCCGCTTGCTGGTAGGCCGATATATCCTTCATCGAATAAATCGACTTACCAGTTTTGCGTTCCCACTTAGCCCATTCTGGTAAGCCAGCCTGATAAGTAACTGATTCGCCAGAGTTATATTTAATTGTGATTGATATTTTCATAGCTCCCGATGCTCCGATCTCTTAGCTGAAGGTCTCTGTTGGAGTTCCAACGACAGTCATTGTCCAAGTATCAGTTAGCGCTCCTGGAGCTGCGCCACCTGCTGCTGGAAAGACTGGTAATACATTGAAAGCAAATACTGCGCCAGTTACGGCAGTAAATGAAACTGCGAGTGTAGTGTTTGGTGCTGATTCAGCATCAGACCACATTGCCTCGAATAGTGAGCTAGCAGCTCCCCAATCCTGTAGCAATTCGATTGTGAATGTCCATTGCTTATCAACGGACTTATAAGCGCGACCATCAAGGGTTTGATAGGTCTCGATAATTGTGTCGCAGCTTAGGACTGCGCTAGTTGTCTGGGCGTCATAAGCAGCGCTATCGAGTGTAAAGGTTACATCGCGCCCAGTAATTACTGTAGTTGCCATTTGGGTCTCCTATGCGGTTTGCTCGTAGCGGACGCTCAAGCGTATATCTGAAACTAGCAGGGTTGTAGTTCCTACTTCTGTTACCGAAGGTCTTTCGACTATTGATAACTCATACTTGGAAGCATTTAGTGCTCCAAGAATACTAATAATTAATTGCTCTAAATTATCAAGAGCAGCAGCATTGCTGAAATACGCAACGCAAGCAGTTATAGTGTAATTTAATTTAACTCTTGTTGTAGCTTTGCCCAAGACTTCGAGCTCCATATAGGGCGAGTCTGGAATGACGATAATTGCTGGAACTATTGGCGCTTCTGGAACTGAGTCATAGATATTAGCAGTGCATCCCGCTAAAGCGGTTTTAAGCGCTCCTCTAACATCTGTAGCAATTGTTGATGCAGGCATTAGCCCACCATAGTTTCAACATCAAGATAAGGGCCAAGTAAGCCAGTTACTTTGGCAAGTAAATTCTTGGATAGGCGATAAGGGGTTACTGCAAAATCTACGCCTTCGATTGATCCACCAGCGGCGGTTCTGGACTGAAAGATTTCAACGGAGATAGCCAAAATAGCAGCTTCAGCATTGGGGTTTCCGACATAGGTCGATAATCCAGATAGCGCAGCGTTTCCTGCTGGGATAATATTTTTTTCCAATATGTCTGCATTGGTGATTGCGACTGTGAATACATAATCTGAAATTTCGTCATCGGTTACTGTGTGAGTGCCATTGAAAGGAGCTCCGCAGCCAGTAATAATTACGGATTGGCCTTCTGTAAATTCTTGAATTGTTGCAGTCTCAAAATAAGCAATGTTATCGGTTAGCTTTACTTTGTTAATTTTGCTTTGGAAAGTAACTAACATTGGGAGAACTAGATTCTCCGAGGCATCTACTATGTCGTTTAGATAAGCGTCTGAATATAGGGATGACGAAACGCCAAGAATTGTCCTAAGCTCTGTGGCCGTAACTATTGTTGGCATTTCGTCATCCTTTCAAGCAGTTAGGTGAGGGGCCAGCTCGGGAGCGGACTGGCCCTCACTATTAGGGGTTTTACTATGCGTTGTCGTTCGCGGTGTAACCACCAGGAAGCTTTGGAGCTACTGCTGCATAGCCGTAATACATTACGGAGATTTGACCAGATGCAATTACATTGGTCTGAAGTGTTAAGCGAGCGCTTTCGTAGAAAGTAAGAGCATCAGGATTAATAACATAGATTGATCCATCGCCAGTTCCAGAAAGTGAGCGAGAAACATAAAGATCAAGACCTGCAACATTTCCGCGAATTGAAAGTGGTGAAAGAGCGCCACCAGCATTTTGAGGATTTGAAGCAATGTAAATTGGACGACCATTGTCGTTCAATCCCATAATCTCAGCCCATACATCTGGAGAAACTACAACATTGCGAGCAAAGCCAAGTGATCCTGTGTAGCAATTCTTTGCAGCATTAGCAAAGAAAGCAAGATAGTCAGCAGCTGTTGCTCCAGCCTTAGCAGTTGAAGCGGTTGCTGTTGCAGAAGCGCGAGTTACTGCGTAAGCGTCAGTTGCCTTTGCGTATGCAAACTCCATTTGACGAACAAGCTCTGAGAAGAACGCAGGACTCGACCTGTCAATGAGCTCAACGCTGACGGTCTGCTGGCCTGCGAACTTTTTAACATCTACGGAAATATAAGCAGTTGCCATATCTGTTTCGGATGGGCCAGCTGCTTCATTTGTCAAGGCCACAGTTGGCGCGATATTGATGCGAGGCAGCTCGAAAGTCATTCCGCTAGCCGCTAGGGTTTCGCGAGAAAGCGCATCGATAAATCCGCGATCACCATTAGCAACACCATTTATTAATGTGGTGCTTTGTGGTGTTGGAATAAAGCCCGCGTTATCAGTTGTGTCATCTGCAGCGCGAACATAAGAGCGAGCATCATCATCGCCAAGAGCGGCGCGGATGCTGTTTTCAAGATACTTCGCCTTTGTAAATTCAAGGCGAGGTGCTGTGTAGAAGGCTGGCTTTGGAGCTGCAGCTTCTACTTTGGCTGCTTCTACCGCTTCTTCAACGGCAGGAGCAGGAGCGGTAGTGTCAGACACTTGGTCTCCTTCGGTTGGTTTGTCTGAATCAGCGGTTGCCAAATCAGAATCTTCTTTAGGTGCTTCATTTTCAGATGCTGCTACTTCGCTTACGCGAGCAGAATCAATTGCAGGATCAGTAACTAGAGAAACTTCATCTAGGGTTGCTGAGGTAATTTGCATAACGCCTTTGTTGTTTGTCCATTCATTAATCTGAGCTCCAACGCTAAATCCATCGCGCAGTCCTTCAGTTGCTTCAATTAGGGCATCTTCTCCAGCCATAGTATTGGCGATGCGAAAGGTAGCCACAATTTTATCGTTTTCAACGGAGTGGCTGACAAGCTTTCCAATCGGTCTAGTTCTGTCGTGTTCGAGGAGAAGCTTCACAGGCTTCATCTCAATAGAATCTTTTGCGAATACTGTTGGGCCTACTGAAGTGTTGCCTTGCTCATTCCAAGTAACAATGGTTCCAGTAATTGTTCTTTTTATTGTGTCGGCAGCAGTAACTGCCATTGGCATATTAACCTTCATTTGGTATTAGGTCCTCTTCTCGCTGAATCTGCTCAACGCTCATCGCGCCGATGCGGTTTAAGATTTCATAGACTTGCGCTCTTTCCAAGGCGTTGCCGCGCAAGAAATCGTCCAACATAAATCTGGTCATAACTGGATTTGGGACGAAATCTGGGAGTGAAAGCCTCTCCTCAATCGCTTTAAGTATTGGGCGAAGTGAGAAATCTACTAATGAGCGCCGCTCGGACACAGCGTTTGAGTAAGTCATCGAAGTCGTTTCGGCGCTCAAGAAGTAGGCAGGTATTCCACAGGCCCGAGCTAATTCTAATGCTACATATTGACGCGCTTCTGCAAGTTGCATTGTTTTAGGATCAAAACCAAATTGCTGTAAATCAATATCAGCATTGAGAAATGCCGTATTGCGGGACTGGCGCGCAGTTTTCCAAGCAGCTAGCAAAGATGAAATTCTTTCGGCAGTTAAATTAGTTCCATTTGATTTCAAAACCATCATTGGAGAAGGCTCTTTAGCATAATTAACTGCTGCGTTCTCAAGATAAACTGCTGCAGTAATTGTTTTACCAGCTCTGTGTAGCAATCCTTCATCTGGGCCATCAAATCGAATGATTGAGCCAACGCCGTTCATTGGAACTTGATAACCATCGACTCTATAACCAGTAATTTCTGTGTTAATTGAATTTGTTTCAACAGTTACTCTGTCTGGACTAACGCGAGTCCAAGCTCTTACTCTGCCGCCGTCTGTGGCCGAATACATTTCTTGGACGATTCCGTAACCGACCCCATATAGCCAAATATCTTCGGCCAACCAGTTGTAAATGACAAATCCTGCAACTCTTGGATCAGGTTGATTAATAACGCGGTGCGGATCTACATATTGTCCAGTTATGCGGTTGAAAGTTGTTAAAGGTAATGAACCGATAGTTCCGCAGATAATATTTCTAGCTCTAGCAACCGATGGAACGGACATTGCAATTGCTCTTGTGGTGCTAGTTGCTCCACCTAAAATATTATAAATTTGGTCTTGAATTTGAACTGGGGTTAATGCAGCTTGAACATCAATAGCCGATTTTTTTGCTTCGACTGTTGGAAATAGGAAATCTCTTATAGCACCCATTGCTTACATTGTAAGCGAGCCTACTTACACTATTTGAATATCTACTCCGCTTTCAGCCATCGTTGCGTAATGTGTCGCTAAGGCTGAAGCGATTGCTCCGCAAATTGTCGTATTGCTAACTTTGCGACCCATTACCCAACCGCCGTCTCCAAAGGGTAACTTGACGGCGGATAGGCATTGCTTGGTCAGCTCTTCCTGTCCCGAGTGAGCTAACCGCTGAGATGAAATTGCTCCCAGTAATTCATCGCAGCTTTGGGCATAATCAAGACCATCTATTGGCTCAACCCTTATACCAGCTGGCGCTAATCTAGCGGCTACCGCTGACGCAGTTCTGGCTGAATAGGCAACCAATTGAACTGGATACTTACGCACCCATTCGGCTACATCATTGGCCATTGCTTTGTCATCCAGATTGGCAGGGTTGTGCCAAGTCTGAAGCAATATGACTTGGAACTTATCGCCCTCAAGTCTTTGGCTAGCGACTAGCGCCGCTTCTTTTCTACTAGGGCTAAGATCAATAGCCAGCCAAGTATCTGCCTCAGGGTTGAGTCGAAGTCCCTCAACTCTGCAACTTTCCCATTGAGACGGATTGATTACTGGGTTTATGGTATCTACCCATTGGCATAAGACTTCTGTCCGCACTATGTCCTCGGGGTCTGATAAGACTGCTCGAATATTATCTGGATGAACTGTTATGCCAAGTGATGGATTAGCTTGGCAGACACCTAGCCAAAAGTCTGGCGAGTTATCAAATTTAATTCCTTGAGGCGCTGACCATTCAAACCAACCAATATCGTCATTGCTACCAAATATCGCAGCCATCGCTCTTTCCCTAAGTTTATTTAAAACTATGCTGTGTTGATCTCCAGCATTTGAATAAACCCATATTTGAGGATTGGCTGAAGCCATTTGCGTATATCTAAGAGCAGACCAGACATCCTCATCTTTATACTCTCTAGCTTCGTCTAGGTGTATCGTTTCAGGGGCTGCAATGCCTCTACCAGCCGAGTTATTGGCCCTGACGATATATCGCCTGCCTTCAGTAAATTGAAGCTCTTGAAAACCTTTACTTTCCAGCTTCTTAGTAAATTCAGCAGCTAGTCTTGGGTTCTGCTCGATAATTGCATAAATTTTATAAAAGAGCTCTGCTGAAGTAGTTAGCTTATGAGCGGTATGAACTTGCAGTTTTTCCTTTAGCACATAAATCCTAAATAGAATTTGAAGCGCCATAAAGGTGCTCTTTCCTTGTTGTCTTGCACACAGCAAGGTGACCACAGGATGAGCCCATCGGCCATCAGATTTGTATTTAAGCGAGTGATGAGCCAGCCATTGTTGCCAAGGCATTAAATTGTAGCCAATCGATTCACAAAATTTAATCATTTGTTCGCCATAAGAAGGCAAATCGTTGAGTTTTGTGTGAATACGCGGTTCTGGCACACCCCTTATAGTCGATTCGTCCCGAATACGGGCAATCTCACCCAATTCAGCCAGAGCGAGCTCTTTCATTCTTGGTAATGCCTAGCCGAGCCATTTTCAGGGAAAATCTTCCCGATGGGGGTCGTGGGTCTGGATGCGCGCTCAAAAAAGGTGGGGGTCATACGATCGCGCTTAGAACTATTGCATTGAGTGCAACAAGCCACCATATTAGAAGCTTCATCAGTGCCACCTTTGCTGATAGGTATCAGATGATCAACTGTAGTGGCTTCAAGGCCGCAGTAATGGCAAGTGTTGTAATCTCTTTGCAGCACCTTAAGTCTTGTCTTTTGATAATAGGTGGAGTTGTAGCGTCTGCTCAATGCCAGCCCCGAGTCTCAAGGTGATGAAGTGCATCGCAAGCATCTTTATATCTGTGCCTTATGTATTTAATATGTGCATCTATTTGCTTCTTAGGGCTAAGGTCTTTATACCAAGTAGAACG